GATAGTAACACTTGGCCTCAAGTCTATAGCCATTGCACAAGCCAAGACAGAGGCGGCTGGGCTGCTTGCGCCGTATGATTGGTATATAACCCGCAAAGCAGAAACTGATAAAGCCGTACCGTCAGATGTGAGCACCTACCGGGCAGCGGTCAGAACGTCATGTGCAAACATAGAGACAGCTATCAATGCTGTTGGTACACACGCAAAATTTATGGCCTTGTATGACGATGTATTAAACTCAGATGGTACAGTTAAAACTGTAGCACCTATTCGCGATTGGCCTGATGAGATCTAATGGAACCAATAGCAACAGCCGTCGCTGCTGTAGCAGCTGCATCAAATGCCATCGCTTTTATAAAGGCGAGGATTAACGATGTTCAATCTGTTGCTGATATTTCATCACAAATCGGCACACTCTTCGATTGTCAAAAGAAGCTCAACGAAGAGCGTAATAAACAAGCTGGCGTTGGTGATATCAGCTTCAAAGGTTCTATTGACGCGGTGCTTGAAGCTAAAAAATTACAGGAGCAAATGCAAGAAATCAAAACTATGATAAATTTGCGGTTTGGTCCTGACACATGGCAGGAGATAGTTAATCATCATAATAAGGCACTTAGAGAGCAGAAAGAGGCGCAAGCGCAAGCCCGCCGTGAAGCGGCTCGTAAGGCTAAAGAACTTCAAGAGACGATTAAAGGCACGTTACTCGTCGCCGGTATCATCTTGGTAGTTATTGCCTTGTTTGTTTTTCTGTTTGTAACTGTAGCTCAGAGTAACGTAGAGGAGATCGTGTTATGACTCAAAAGAAGTTACAGAGAGATAGTGCATATTCAGAATACGATGAAGATGGCGATGGTATAGTATCTGATGAAGAGTTATCACATATTAAAGCCATTAAAGAAACAGAGACACAACTACGCAAAAACTTAGCTCAATTACGTATGGCTAGATATACTTTAATATCAATGGGTGTGTTTACTATCGCTATGTTTTTTGTACCTATAGAAAGAGTTAATGCGTTATCAGATATAAGTAATTTGTTTTATATTAGTGGCGCAGGTGTGGTCGGTGCATACATGGGTACAACAGCGTGGATGAATAAGAAATAGGGGTGGCTAAAAATGATTTCTGGCAGAGGTAAAAGACAATTAAAAAAGGTTGTTAAAGGTCTTAGTAAAGCTTCTAAAACACATGCTAAACAAGCCAAAACTCTTAAAAACATAATGAACACAAAGAAAAGAAGTAGGAGAAGAGGGTGATGTATCAAGCGATAGTCATAGCTTGCTTGATCGGCACTAGCGCAGTGCAACGTGAGCAATGCACGTTTCTTGAAGCACAGAAGTGGCACGATACAGAGAGAGCTTGTATGAGTCACGCATTTGTTTTGGCGGAACGTGTGCATGTCCACATGAGAGGTTATAAAGCTGTTGGTTGGAGTTGTAAGCCAATGCCTAAAGGAGTTTTATCAAGATGATACAGGCACTTATCGGACCCATAGCTAGTTTAGCTGGTTCCTTCATGGAGTCGAAGATAGAGCAAACAAAGGCCAAAGGTAGAGTCGCACAAGCAAAAGCCGAAGCAGAAGCCGAAGTTATGAAAGTCGCAGCTACTCACGAAGCTGGTTGGGAAAAGATAATGGCACAGTCCTCTGACAACAGTTGGAAGGACGAAGCGTGGACGATTCTGTTCATTGTTATAATTGCCATGTGCTTTATTCCGTTTACTCAACCGTATGTCGAAGATGGCTTTGCGGCTCTTTCTCGTACACCAGAGTGGTTCCAGTGGGCGATGTACGCCTCAATCGGCGCGAGCTTCGGAATACGCGGGATAAAAGGATTTAAGAAATGAATAAGGATAAATTACGCGAAGAAATCGCTGAAGATGAGGGGTGCAAATACGAGATCTACTTAGATCATCTTGGTTTGCCAACCTGCGGCATAGGTCACCTCATCACAGAAAGTGACGAAGAACACAGCAAACCTGTTGGCACAGTCGTGGAACAGGAGCGAGTAAAGCAGTTGTTTGCTCTTGATATGATGGTGACGATTGACGACTGCAAAGTATTGTATGATGACTTTGATGATTTGCCACAGGAGTGCCAGCACATCGTTGCAAATATGATGTTTAATATGGGTCGACCTCGTCTATCTAAGTTTGTCGGCATGAAAGCTGGTGTTGATGCCCGTGATTGGAACAAAGCCGCAGATGAGATGGTTGATTCCAGATGGTATACTCAGGTGCCTAATCGTGCTAGAAGGTTAGTAGATAGAATGAGGGCGTTAGCGGAGGATTAAGCCATGCCACTGCAAAAAATATCGTTAAAGCCCGGTATAAACCGTGAAGGAACTCGTTATTCTACTGAAGGTGGGTATTACGACGGAGATAAAATAAGGTTTAGACAGGGTTTACCAGAGAAGATAGGTGGTTGGCTTCGCATATCTGAGACTACTTTTGAAGGTGTGGCCAGATCATTGCACAACTGGGTGACTCTTGGAGATCAGAATCTTATAGGTGTAGGCACACATCTTAAATTTTATATAGAAAACGTTGGTAATTATAACGATATAACACCCCTGCGCAGCACTGTAACTCTTTCAAACCCTTTTACCACGACTGCAGGTTCTGCAGTGGTTACTGTCACTGATGCCAACGGTGGGTATAAGAATGGTGATTATGTTACATTTAGTAATGTATCGACTGTGGGCGGTTTGGATCTAAATGGCGAGTTTAATGTTAGCCTTACAGCTGTTTCAGCTGCAAATACATACACCATAACGGCTGACTCTGCAGCTTCATCCAGTGCTACTGGAGGCGGTACTTCAGTATCTGCAGCTTATCAGATAAATATAGGTAACGCTTTTTCCACACCGATCACAGGTTGGGGTGCTGGCACTTGGGGGCAAGGTTCTTGGGGTTTTGGTGTGTCCTCTACCACGGAAGTTCGTTTCTGGTCGCAGTCAAATTTTGGTGAGGATCTTATATTAGGACACAGAGGTGGTGAACTATTCTACTGGGACGCTACAAATGGTGTGGAGACTCGCGCAGTATTAGTGTCCAGTCGTTCCGGTGCATCCGATGTGCCTGCAGTGCAAAATTTGATATTGGTGTCTGACATAAGCAGATTTGTATTTTGTTTTGGCACAAACGAGATAGGTAGCACCACGTTAGATCCCACGCTTCTAAGATGGTCTGACCAAGAAAATGCAGAAAATTGGACTCCATCAGCCACAAACCAAGCTGGAAGCCTACGGTTATCAAGAGGCACAGAGATTGTAGCTGCATCTCAGGCACGTCAAGAGATTCTAGTATTTACTGACTCTTCTTTATATTCGTTACAGTATGTCGGCGCACCTGCTGTGTGGACAGCTAACGTCGTTGGAGAGAATATATCTATATCATCTCAAAATGCTGTGGGGTACGCGAATGGTGTGGCTTACTGGATGGGTAAAGACAAGTTTTATAAATACGATGGTCGCACCTCACCATTAAAGTGTGATGTTCGCAGGTACGTATTCAATGATTTTAATACAGAGCAGTATTCACAAGTGTTTTCAGGCACTAACGAGTCGTTCCATGAAGTCTGGTGGTTTTATTGCTCATCAAGTGCAACAAATATAGATAAATACGTTATATACAACTACTTAGAGGATATATGGTATTATGGAACTTTGGCTAGAACTGCTTGGCTTGATTCTGGATTACGTGACAACCCGTTAGCAGCAACTTACGACAACAACTTGGTGGACCATGAGAGTGGTATTGATGACAATCAAGGGTCAAGCACTGCCGCCATATCTGCGTATGTAGAATCATCTGAATTTGACCTTGATGACGGTCATAAATTCATGCACGTAAATAGAGTAATACCTGATGTGAGTTTTGATGGTTCTACAGCGACCAGTCCGGTTGTTACGATGACATTAAAACCCCTACGTAATTCTGGTTCTGGCATACACTCTACTCCTTCTTTAGGTGGAGTGAACAACGCCACAGTCACTAGAACTGCTTCATCACCTGTTGAAGTGTTTACAGATCAAATAAACGTAAGAGTACGAGGAAGACAATTATCCATGAGAATAGAGTCCTCCGCAGAGGGTGTTACTTGGCAGTTGGGCGCACCAAGAATAGATATGCGCCCTGATGGGAGGCGATAATGCCGACTCGTGGTGTAAATACTACCAGATATGACATACCGTTTCGCGCTCCTGCCCTGCCTTATGCGCCTGTGGAGTATAATCAACAACAATTTGAGCAGTTTAATAACGTGCTTCGGCTGTATTTTAGTCAGTTGGATACAGCCATAAGAAATGCAAATGCAACGGATGAACCTGAAGCAGCAGCGTGGTTTTTGGGATAATGGCAAACGTATATGTAAATGCTAAAAAAGATCTGACCACCACCAGCGCTACCACGCTGTATACTGCTCCTTCGTTAACCACAGGAATAGTGAAGTCTATACTTGTGTCAGAGGACTCTGGCAACGCGGATACTATAACGGTAACAATAACCGATGCAGAGTCATCTCCTGCCACATTTAGTCTGTTTAAAACTAAAGCTGTTAGTGCAAACAATACAGTAGAACTATTGACAGCTCCTCTTGTGGTACAAACTGGTGAAATATTAAAAGTTACTGCAGCAACAGCAAATAGACTACATGTTGTTGCAAGCATACTGGAGATAAGCTAGTGCAGGTGATAGACAGCAACAAGCAGCAGTTAGAAACGCACGAAGTCATAACAATGGTTATAGATGAGCAACGTGGTGAATATTCACTACAAGAAGATATGCTTAAATTTACTAGTGAAGCGATTTTACCGTCTGCAGATGTGACCCAGATAGGCAACACTGTGTTCATAGGGCATATAGGTGAAGGTAAGAATAAGACTAAGATGGTAGGGCGTCCTTTAAACGTGGACACCGCCAGAAACTATGCGAATAACATGGTCAAATATTATGCGTATTTGCAGAATAAAGGCATAACTCACTGGAACGCTACTTTTACCGGCGATGAGTTGGTGCCACTGGTACGCATAGTACAAAAAAAGCTAGTAGATACAGACACTAAATTATATTTAGGTCAGTATGAAAATAGTGATGATTACGGTGTATTCACCAAAATAGGCAAAGAGCCTCTAGAAGGTGTAGCTTGACATGGGTGGAGTAGTTAGAACAGTTAAAAAAACAGCTAAAAAAGTAACAAAGGCTGTTAGCAAACCTATTAAATGGGTAGGTGACGCTGTTGAAGATGTGGGCGAATGGGCTGTTGAAACGATTGATGATGTAATTGTTGAACCTCTTGAAGACGCATATAAAAAGATTGAAGAAGACCCAATAAGGCAAATTGCATATATAGCAGCAGCAGCGTCAGGGCAGGCGTGGGCTTTACCTTTGGTAGCTGGGGCGGACACGGCTATGCAGGGAGGTGATATTGGAGATGTCCTTGAAGCATCTGCCCGAGCATACGTTGCACAACAAATAGGTGGAGAGTTTGCACCCGGTGCAGAGGCCACAGCTGGAGAAATTTTAACAGCCAGTGCTACAAATGCAGTCGCACAAGTTGCTGCACAACAGGCCATAACCAGAATTAAAGAAGATGTTTTTGGTGATGACGATCCACCACCAGAGATCGAAGAAGTATTTTATGGTTCTGATGCGGTCGAGCCTTTAAGTGAAGAACTTAAAGATAGTGTGCAGGAAGTTAATGATAGCTATCAAAGTGCCGAGGCCAAAGCTGATAAAATAGATCAGATGAACTCTGCATATCAGGAAAAAGCAGGTCAATATAACGAATATGCAGATACTCTAGATGGTAAAATAAATACACAGAACGAACTAAAAGCTGAAGTAGATAAGCTCCGTGAAGACATGCAGGGGATCACTGAACAAGGTGCTTACAAGACTGCTGTAGACAATTACAATGCAAAAGTGCGTGAATATAATGAATCTGTAAAAGACGCACAGTCATATTATGACGAAAATTTTGCAGAAGACGCACCTGCCAGCAAACTAAGAACAGAGCTGGAAAGTGACCTTGAAAAAATACAGACAGCTTCTAACGAGTATCAAGAGTTAAAAGGTGATCTAACGGCTAAAAGCGATGCTTTGGGTGTAAATGTAACTGAAATAAACAATCAGATAGAAGATAGGTTTGTAAACACGTTAACAGGTAATCAGTTTAACGTGGAGGAGTATAAGCAGCTTAATAAGCTTGGAGACGTAACTGACTCAGCTGCTAGGAGACATTTCTTAAAAGAGGGCAGGTTAGAAGATCTACCTGTTAATCAAACACAATACAATCAACAGTATACAGCAGCTGCAGATGAGTCCTTTAAAAACATAGTTGAGTCATCTGGTCTGAAATCTGAGGATCTGACGCAGGCTCAAAGAGAATTTTTGCAAGAAGAAATAGCCAGTTACGAAGGCGGAGACTTAAAGCAAGTAAAAGGCATTACTGAAGGTTCTGAGTCCCTAGAATCCTTGTTTAAGGATAAAATAGCTGGCGATGCAATGTTTCAGTCTGATTTACAGGATCAGATTGGCGATATTCTTTCTGAATCCGGTGTCACTCCAAACGAATCAGGAGTCATAAACTACGGTGATTTGTCACAAGCAGATAAAGATAAAGTATTTAACATTGCTAAAGATTATTATAGTCCACCAGAGCCTGCACCAGAGACTGTTAGCACGGGTAAAGTAGATCCTGCTGATCTGCCATCCAGACCGGAACTTTCGGATCTTACACAGGACGATTTAGAGTTTTTTGAAGAGATAGGTCAAGATCCAGCTGAATTTATACAAGAACAACAAGCCGGATTTGATGCAGATTCTGATATAATAGGTGAACAACCCACAACAGAACCTTCTACTGCTAACGAAGTTATAGCAAATATTATCGGTAAAACTCCTGATCAGGTAACTGATGTAGACACAGATTTTATTGCAGATATAGTCGCACAAACAGCAGTTACAACAGAATTACAAAGCACGCCACAAGTTGACACAATACCGCAGAATGTGCAAAATGAGGTGCCTACTAACGTGTTTGATTATATTCCGGTAGACCAACAGGTTGTAACCCCTGTTGACACTGTAACTGGAGATACCGGAATTGGCACTGCAATAGGAGCTGTAATAGGTGCTGGCATAGGCGCTGGTGTACTCGCCGGTCAGGGTCAAGGTGAAGGCGAGGGTGAAGGTGAAGGCGAAGGCGAAGGCGAGGGTGAAGGTGGACAGCAGCAACAGCAGAGTATGATGCAAGCGGCATTTACTCCAGTTACGGTTAGTGTGCCGGACGATGCTGCCAAAATCGGACCTGCTTACGACTTTCAAAGTATTTTTCGAGACCCAATGCAAGAGGCGTTTTACAGAGGCCCGTACACACAGGGTAGCGCAAACGAAGAGCTGTTACGGCTCATAGGAGATAGATGATGACTTTTCCTTACGGTCCTTCATTTGACGATAGTTCATTAGGTAAATTTAGTCCGGGGGCTGGCACACAACGCTCTAGCACAAGTATTTTTGACAGGATTACAAGCCCGTTTAGAGATTCTAGTGGTGATTTTGATTTTCAAAAAATAATTGGTGCAGGCACACAAGCAGCGGGAGCTGTACAACAAGTGGGTAGTATGTTCGGGTTTGATCCTTTTGGATTTGGACCGCAACAACAGCCACAAGGATATCAGGGTAAGATTCCTACATACACAGCCACACGTATGCAAGTTCCTAACACGTATGACCCAGAACGTCGTCCGGGTAGCGGTGGGCAAAGATATTTTACTGATGTTAGCTTTTCAGGTGGTGACTTGTCGGGTCAGGCAGCTGGGCTAGAAGCACTAAACAGGGCGAATATAGCATCAAGAAATAGAGCTGGTGTGCCAATGCCGGACGTTCTTGCCGCAAGACAAGCTGCTGCCCAACAAGCTGCTGCCCAACAAGCTGCTGCCCAACAAGCTGCTCAACAGCCTGTGCAACAAATGGCACAAGGTGGTATAGCTCAGTTTGCTGCTGGACGTAAAGTAGATGCACCGGAATCATCAGACTCACCGATGCAAAAGGTGGCCAACATTAGATCAAATAAACCTATAACGACACGAACTATGCCTAACGGAAGAAAAGGAATATTCCAAGGTAATGTGTTTTTAGGCTACGCCAATGAAGGTATTTCGGGTAGTGATATTACCGGTGCAATAGGAGAGCAAGTGGATAGACTAAAAGAATTTGGTAGTGGTGTTTTGGATAAAATTAACCCTTTTGAAGAGGGCGGTATCGCACAACTTAAAAGACCACAATATTTGAGCGGCGATACTGATGGCATGGCCGATGAAATAGATGCAAGCATAGAAGGTGAACAGCCTGCAGCTCTTAGTGACGGTGAATTTGTAATCCCAGCGGACGTTGTTAGTCATCTTGGTAATGGCAACTCGGATGCAGGTGCTAAAGTGTTAGAAAAAATGATGGCAAGGGTGCGCAAAGCACGCACCGGTAGCACAAAGCAAGGCAAAGAAATAGACCCTGAAGAATTTTTGCCTGCGTAGGAGATAAATTATGACAACACAACCACAAAGTGCAGGAGCGGCGACTAATCAGCCCTCTAACACCGCAGCGCAAATGGGTACAGGTACGGCAGATGTGGCCACAGCAGACCCTCTAGTTGGTCAACAGATAGGGACTGAGTCTGCTCTTTCCAGTTATGTAGGTCCATATGTCACTGAAATGCTTGGTCGGGGTCAAGCTCTGGCGGGTATGGGGTATCAAGGCTATGGCGGGCCTCTTACAGCTGGCCCATCTGCAGGTCAAACAGCAGCATTTCAAGGCATAGCTGGCTTAAACGTGCCTACAGCTCAGATGGGTGCGTTTACCCCTGCCAGTTTTACTGATACAGGTGTTGCCGGTCAGTTTATGAACCCATATCTACAACAAGCACTGCAACCACAGATTGATGAGGCACGTCGTCAGGCTGATATCGAACGCACGCGAGCTGCGGGTAGGCTCACAAAAGCAGGTGCATTTGGTGGGTCACGTCAAGCCATTATGGACGCCGAAAACCAACGTAATTTACTGCAGAATCTTGCGGGTATTACAGGCACGGGTTACAGAGACGCTTTTGATAAAGCAACTGCGCAGTTTAACGTAGAACAGGGTAGACAACAAGACGCACAAACAGCAGCAAATACGTATGGATTAGCTGCGCTACAGAAACAAGCTACTCTGGGCGCTCAAGAGCGTGCTATTGAAGGTGAAGGCGTAGCCGCAGATTATGCGCAGTTTAGAGAAGAGCGTGATTTTCCGTATAAACAGGTTCAATATATGCAGTCATTATTACAAGGCTTGCCACTAAAAACTCAGACTTACACCTATGCACAGCCAAGTGCCGTGTCACAGATAGGAGATACGGGTGGTGGCATCATGGATCTGTACAATACAATTTTTAACACTTAGGGGTTAGCCATGTCTCTTGATGAACTTATCGAACAGAAAAAAGATGCTTATCGTGGCAATCCTGCGGCACTAGAACGGCGCAGTAAAGTAAGTAAAAAGCTTACCGATGTACTCGCATTGGAGCAACTAACACAAGAAGTAGACGCTAGATCACGCGCAATGTTGATGCAGGTAGAAAATCAACCCGGAACTATCGCAGATCAACTACAACAAAAAGCCATAGGTCAAAAGCAAGCTGAAATGGCACGGGGTGTTGCTGGTGTATTAGCTAATAATCAAGCACGTCAGCAGCAAAATATACAACGTGTGGCGTCTCAAGGTGTGGCTGCACAACCAAGACCAAACATGGAAAACATGGCACAGGGCGGCATCGTTGGGTTTACTAACGGTGGTCAGGCTACATTTGATAAGATAGAAGCTATTCGTGCGCGTACAGATATAGATGAAAAAACAAAATATCAAATGATACAAGCTGCATTGGGCAGGGAGGGGTATAAAGACCCCACTACTTTAGATAGGGGCGCAGCGAATATACAATCTGCACGGGCAACTAGAGATGCGGCACAGGATAAAGTAGGGTTGCCTATGGATTTTGATGAGCTTGAATCCGGTGCGGCAGGGCAACAACTAGGAGCAACGGACATAACAGATAGACCTGCTCAAGAACAAACCACCACCACCACGGGTGACGGAACCACAGCACCAGAAGAAGAAACTGGACCTGCGTTAGATCCAAAATTAGGTCAGGTGGCCATGCCTGATGCTCGTACTCAATTTTTAAGTGAGCCAAAGGGTGTAAAATTAACCGATGCGACTACATTTGCACAAACACAAAAAGGCATACAGGGCTTGCTTGACACAGATCCTGACCAAGTTAGAAAAGCTCGCCTAGCGTTAGGGCAAGCTGAAGTAGGTATGACTCCTGACAGGCTGGCTAAAGAACAGGCCAGACAACAAGCGCTTGCTGATCTTGATGCAAGGCAGTTAGACCCTAAGAAGTTAGAGCAAGACAGAAGAAGAGCATATTTAAGAGGTATGGCTACTTCTGGTACATTCACAGGAGGTAGTGCCAATGTTGCTGCACTTGAGGCACAACAGCAGCTGGCTGAACGCAATCGCTTGCTTGGTCGTCAGTTTGGCGAACGTACCTTTGAGGACGAGCAGCAAAGGATAAAAGAGCAAATATCAGCAGATGCCGACACAGCTTATGATGTTGCTGCACAAAATTTACGTCAAGGTGTGTCTTCTTCTGCAGCTTTAACTGATACAGAAACAAAAATGTTATCTGCCAATGCGCGAGACTTGTTGAGTAGAGATATTGCAAATATGGAGGCAGAAGATAGAGCTAGTAGATTACGTACTGAAACTGCGATAGCTAATGCCAGCCAAGGAGTTAAGGTAGGGGTGGCTAACTTGGAGGCTGAGACTGCCAGAGAACGTAGAGAGTTAGAAGAAACTCTAAAAAGGCTTGAAATAGGCGAGCTAAGTATGTCCAGAGCAGAAACAGAGTTGGGTAGAGTGCTTAATTATATGGGAAAAATACGCACTGACTTGCAGAGAATATATGCTGACAGAATAGATAATATAAATGTAGGTGGGGAAGAAGCTGAAGCTGCCACAGCGGAACTACAAGGTGAGCTGGCCATACAAACAGAAATATTTTTAGGTGATCTTAGAGAAAGAGCCAAAAAACTAGAAGCAAAATTGGCAGCTGGTGGTTCGGGCGCACCGGGTGGTTTTACAGTTCGTCAAACATCACCCTAGTGTCAGGAGTATAAGACATGGCACTTTATGAAGTAACTGGGCCTGATGGTAAACAATATGAAGTTGAAGGTCCAGCGGGTGCAACAGATGCGCAAGTTATAAACGCTGTTACTTCTCAACTCAGAGATCAAGAACGCATAGCGCTTGAAGAACGGCTCCTTCAACAGCAAGAGAGAACCAGAGCGGCTATGTTCGCTCAAGAAGATGACGAAGATGCTGGGTTTCTTGAAAATATCGCCACAGGTCTTGGTGCAGGTGCTGTAAATGTAGGTGAGTCAGCACTCCTCGGAGCTATTGCACCGCTTGATGAGGGTGCGGAACTTGCAGCAAGAGAAAAAATACAAGCCGCTGCAGACGCTCTACGCCCTGAAGGTGGCGACAAAGAAAGCATAACATACAATTTATCTCAGGCAGTGGGTTCTATTCTTGGTATAGCTGCCCCCGCCGTGATTGGCGCTGCCGCTGTCGCTACCTCCCCTCTCACTGTGTCTACTGCCGCTGTAGGCACGGGTATTGCCGGTCTGTTATCCGTGGGCGCTGGTGCCGGTGAGGCTAGTGAAAGAGCCAGAGCTGCAGGTGCTACAGAAGAAGAAAGAGGACGTGCAACTATTTTCGGTGCGCCTATCGGTGCATTAGACATCCTGCCCCTTGGTCGCGCACTCAAATTTATTGATGTGCCTGTAATAACTAAGTTCTTAGATCGTTTTGGTCCAGATGACCCTGTGGAAGGGTTCAAAAAGTACGTTAAAAGCGCTGGTGTCACAGCCGGTGCTGAAGGCTTACAAGAAACTACCTCTGCAATTCTTCAAAACTTAAATGAGCTTGGATACAACAAGGAAGCAGAGATTATAGGGTCTGCACTTGAAGAGGGTGGCTATGGCGCAGGTGCTGGTGGAATAATACAGTTCTTCTCTGATTTTGTTGGTGCCAGAAGAAGAGCTAAAGCTAAAAAAGGTGGGTTAGAGCCTAACAAAGAAGAGCTTGAACAGAGTCTACTTGAAGGTCAAGGTGAGTTGTTTGAAGGACAGGATCTTGGCACTACTCAAACGCAAGGTGAGTTGTTTCCTGAAGCAGAATTAGGAGCTGCACCAGAGAGAACACAACCTGATGAAAGACAATTAGATCTATTTGGAAGACCTGCCACGCCGCAGCCTGAAGCTGTGCAACC